GATAGCGCTTAATAAATGCCCGTTCATCGATATCCGGCGTGATACGGAACGTCACCACCTTATCGGATTTGGCAAGCTCCGGGTCAAGCATAAACGGCTTATCGAGCACCTGAACGTAAATCATGTTCAGCGCCTGCGGCAGCGGAACAGCGTTGAGCTCCAGACTAACGCCCTTCGCCATAACCAGCCCCGGAACCAGTAAAAAAAGTAAACCTGTTATCAGCTTCATCGTATCGCCCCTGAATAAACCGTCACCGTTTCGCCGTCGATTTCACCCGTCATCATCATGCCGTCAAAGCTGAACTGCGAAGCCGGCTCTATACGCAATCTGCCTGACGTGTCTGCAACAACAACCCATGCCTGACCATCGCGTTTAAGCCGTCCGGCAAGTCGCCATTTGTCCGACACAACGGGCTTAGATGGCGCGGCAGGTACAAAAGACGCTGAATTATTTGCGGCGGGTAAATCTTTAGTCTGCTGTTCAGGCTCTGAATTACCGTTTGACGTGAAAAACCAGAACAGATAAAAAATGGCAATTACCGCCAGAATCAGTAACCCGACAGCTTTAAACCACAACATTTTAGAACTGAAAATATTCTGACGTTTATCGGTGACAAGTTCCCTTCCCTGCCCGTTCTCATGGGATTTATATAGGGGGAATATCGCCTTGTCATATTTATTCTGATAACTGTTCGTCAGATTCGACTTAAACAGTTTGATACCCGTAAATACGTCCACACGGTAGCGGTTATGCAGACCCAGCGCCACATGCTTACTCATGCGATACGTTGTTTCCACCCGGTCTTTAATGAATCGCGGAAGGTTGGCAACAGACTGATTCATAACCACTAAATCACAGGTTACGCCCGTTTTTTCATCGGCAAAATGGCGATGTTCTGCAATGAAAGAGCGATGATTTGCAGGAATCCCTTTATCGTTCTCCCATATGCGCCATGCTTCATCAATACAGATTAAATCCCCCGGACGGCAGAACGTATCATCCGCAATGCCTGAATCCGTTTTGTAGGGAAAGAAATTATCGTTCTGAACGTCTTCATTCTGAACAAGTAAAATTTCACCAAGTGATTCCCTGTCTGCCTTTTTAATATCAACGCAGTAATCATAAATACTTTGCGTGGCAAGGCCGTAAATATTACTGACAATGCGACGCCCCGCGATACAGGCGGGAATAATGACGCTTGCCACTACTTCGTAAGATTTACCGCTACCCGGAATACCCACATACGCAGAAATAGCCATAAATTAACCAATCAGAGGAATGCGACGAATAATAAAGCGCGTTAACAATGCTGAAAACATCAGTTTAATCCCTTCCGTGACCATAAACAGATTCACGAAATACCATACGCTGTCAGGCAGTGAAGAAAATAACCCGGCAATATCAACAGACTTTGGCAGCAATGACGCCAGAACCGGAACAAACGCCTGTACGACAAAGTACAGGCCAAAGAACAAAATAAATTTGACAACCACAGTTCGCAGCACAAAACCCAGCGCCACGTTAAAGGCTGAAACCAGAATACCGAACATAACGCCTCCGTCACGCCGTCAGAATGATACGCAGCGAAATAATGCCCCAGATAAGCAGGAATACCGCTTTCAGAAGTGGCCTGATTTTTTCCAGAAGTTCGCAGTGTGAATCAATGGAATATTTATTGTCCCAGAGTTCGAACGACCACACCGGGCACTGTACATCCTTCGATGAAATACTCAGGTTTTTAATGTCCGGCATTAATTCCGTAATTGGCTTGAGAATTTCCTCACCTGTAGGCGGTTTTTCAAGTTCCGGCGCTTTAATGCCGGGGTCTTCGCCTAAATCAACAGAAGTATCGGTATCAGTGCCTGTGCCAGGATGAACACCAGTATCCGTTCCCGCCCCCGGTCTGGCGTTGACCCATGACTGAGGAACAACAACAGGACTATAAAGCAAGCCCTTATCAAGTTTTACGCCAACAGCATTAGCCGCAGCCGTCAGTTCAGCCGCCGTAAAAGGTTTATCAAGCGGTATCCCCTGATATCCTTCCTGAACAACAGTCTGACCTGCAAGGCCATTAATAAGATTAACCAGCGCAGCCGGGTTTAACTGTTCCTCTGGCTTGAAATCTATATTATCAATAACCTCGCCATTAATTACCTGAGGTAAATTTGATGTATCAAATTCTGTATTAAAAAATATCTGGTCTTTAACATCCTGAACATCATTCGTCGTTTTATACACGGCCTTCTCAGGGTGGCAAATACTTTTCCACTGCATTTTGGGATTATCAGCCGTACTGCCCGGCGCAGGTACTTTCTCGCTTTTACATAAATCCCATGAATTTTCAAGCGTAACCGTTGTTGTCGCAACAGATAAAACAACAGTGACAATCGATGAATATCCACCAAAATAAGGATTCGGCTTTTCATACTGAAAGTCTTTAACGGAAACCGAATAAACCTTAAAATTTCTTGGCATCCTGATATGTAAGTTATTGTCGTCAGAAGCCTCATGATAAGTCACATTGGAATGAGAATAACCATTAATCGACTTATAAAGCGCAATCATTACCGGATTATCACTGACAAGTACAGCATCGCCCTTTGCATCCCTGATATCAGTCGAATAAGGATATTTAGTACCCTTAACTGACACACGATATACATCATTCGGAAATGGCTGGCTTATCGGCGGTGGTGCATCAATATTGTAATAGGTTGGCGCAATCTGAACAGGTTTAACCTGATGATTATAAGGGCTTATCGAGTCCTGAATATTCTTCGCAGAAAAGCCAGTAGCATCAGAGGGCAAATAAACAGCAACAGGGCTTTTAGGTGAAGGTGCAACAGAAGAAGTAACAGTAGCGCCATTGGACAAATTAAGTAAATAAGTTCCATCATCCTGTTTTATTCCACTTGTAATATATTCAACAGCTTTTGCGCCCTGCTTTAAAGCAAGGTCAGCAACGGAAATAACACCCGCAGCCTGCCCCAGCAATCCCCATGTTGTCTGTCCGGCAGCCATCATATTACTGCCAAAACCTGAAATACCCGTAGATATCGAATCGTCAATTGTATGCTTCGCAAGGCCATAAGCAGCCGCGAAAACTGACGTTCCGGTGCAAAGCTGAGGATTACCCACTTTCTCGCCACACATGCGGATTGAATCAAAAACGTCAGGACGTTCGCGTATAACCTCCGCAGCGACAGCGATACCCGCGCCCATACCGAGAGAACTGGCACCCGTTGCGAATACACGCCCCGCAGATTGAGAAACAACCTGAGCTTCACGGGTTTCAACCATTTGCTGGATTACACGTCCAAATCCGTCTGCTGTTACTGCATCAGCATGTACACCGGATGAAACCAGTAAAGACAATATAGTAATACCTAACTTTCCAGACCCTGAATGACCGCCCAGGCGCATAAAAGCCCCCATAAAAAACACATAAAATCAAAAAGATATTGAGCCATAAATATAAAGGGGCTGTTACGCCCCTTACCTTTATGAATTAAGCGCCACGAACCATACGCAAAATCCAGCGAACACCCGCCGAACCTGCATACAGAACAATCAGAGAACCCGCTACCGCCATAATCCCGGTCAGTACAGAACCGAAATTAACGCTGTTGGTCAGCGAAGAGAGATCAATGCCGTTTCCACTGCCACCATGCACCGGATCAGCAGCAAATACAGCAGGTGCAGCAACTGCCAGAGTAAAAGCACCAATACGGGTTAAAGCCTGTTTAGTCTTACCAAACATAAAAACTCCTTTTATGCATTTCTTACGTGTTTAAGAATTTCACCTATTCCCTTTGCAAAGAGCCACAGGAAAAAGGTTGTCGTAAAAGCCAGTCCCCAGAATTGAGCCGCGACTGAATAATCAATATCGGGAACAGGCTTATCCTGAGAAACTACCGAAGACTGTAATTTAACGACTTCTGACTTCGGTAATTTCAAAGTCACTTCATCGCATCCGTCAGGGCTGCCAAAACTCATATTCGGATTGCAGTATTTTGTCCTGATGATTACCTCATCTGACATAAAAGTATCGCCTTAGCTCATTCTAATAATTCAAGCAGCATATCAACGTTATACCCTTTAGACTGCTCACCTGTTTGCTTATCAGTGTATGGGAAACTCCGTTCATAACCAGTAATGCGGCAATGTACATCGGTAATTTCATCACCAATACGGCCTAGTGATTTCTTTGATTTAATACGAATGACAGGCGGAAAGCTATAAGCATCAGCCGCAGGAGAAACAATTGTTGTATAATAAAAACCGCCACTATTATTAAAACGTTTAATCTTTCCGGTAACAGTAGTTTCTAAATTAAGTAAATTACTCATAATAACACCTTATATTCTATGCAACTCGTAAATGAGACGGTTTTACATACCACGATGGAATAACACAATCAGACACTTTAATCTCTCGCGTTTGCTTGACAACAACAAGAGAGAATTTCGAAACATTACATTTTTGCGCAATGTCAATACCAATCTTGCGGAGTCTTGCCCGATGAATACGAACTTGATTTTTACTTAAATCAAAAATATGACCATGAAACCATTGGATCGCGTACATAGCTGTAGTATTAGCTGCCCGTGTAGTTTCAACTATTCCACGGGTAATAAGATGTTCACTAATAGTTTCAAAATCCATAGCATTCACCGATAACTTTTCATCAAGCGCCAGAAAATCAGAATGTAACTTATTTAACACAGAATAATCAGATAACCCCCAAAAACCTAGAGAGTGTTTTTGAATAAAACGAGACTTCAATTTTTGTTCAAATCTGACTATTCCATTTTCCTTACAATAATCAATCACACTAACAATATAATTAAACTCTTTTGACTGCTCAGAGAATTTATTTTTTATTTTTAATAAACTATGTAACTCAATCTCATGTGACTTATTATATACAGTCGGATAAATAAGATTAACATTCCCTTTTTTAGACAACCAGTCAACAGATTTACCGTTAGAATGCAACCGTGGTACACTATTCCTATAGGGTTGAGTCGAAAGCCCTGAAATATAATCATCCTCATTCCCTTTGCCAACAGATTTATTAGATGTTATGTGAAGCTCTTTAATTAACGCCCCATCACTGACCATATGAGCTTTTTCGGTTTCTTTAGACTGACCGGGCATTAAACGAGTGCATTTTGTAAAAACAGGCAATTTAAGATCAAGAAGGATCTTATTGAAAACCATAACGCAAGCATCAACGGTAGGTAAGCCAAATAAATTATCAAGCCGCCCCCACCGCGAAGGGTTGCCCGTCATTTTTAGAACAGATCCACGGATAGAAATAGAAACGACATCACAGAAAGATCCCCGGTGCTGAAAAGTTGGCTGAGAAAGCGCACTAGCCTCACCACTTTCAAGATGAATACGCTGGTAAGCAACATCCGAGAGAATAGGAAGTTGAAAGCCGAAATCCTGTTCAATACTTAACCAGTCGAAGAACATTGCGCCCTTTCTTAGATTCTCAGAAATTATTTCATGGTGCTTTTATAAGACCTGAGAAACTAAGTGTCAACATTTCTAAGAATTTAGAGATATGATGAAAGGCTTGCAGAATGAGGAAAGAGCATGCCTACAAAGCACATAAACGATGTTCAATGGCGAAAAATAGAGAAAGAAACCGTTAGAGCGGTATCAACCCTAGCTGTTCCAGTTAAAGATACCAAAATGCTCGAATGGATAATCGCCAAAGGGCTAGAGACGATCACAGAAGACGACTACCGCAAGTTCCTGAAGACAGAAAGCAAAAAAAAATAAGCGAGCAGGAAGAAAATACGGGAAACCGTACTAAAGTTCGGGTGTCACAGAACCCCGAACCGCTTCGCGGCGAAAAAACGAACAACAGCAGAGCTTGCGAAATCGGAATTAAGATAAGCTGGACGTCAAACGATTAAACAAAAATACGCCATTATGCAAAGATCAAATGACACACTATAAAAGGTATAGGTAATGAACAAAGACCAGATAATACAAGTACTTAATGAAACAGAGAATGACAGCCCCGTAGCAAGAGCAGAATTAGCAAGATTCCTCGTAAAAACAATCTACAATTTTGTAAAAATGGAGAGGCCAGAAGGTGAAGGTCTGGACGGACGTGATGGCCCAGAAAGGCGCAGCATGGGAAAAATTGTAGATGCGGCAGAAAACCACTACTTTAACATGATAAAAGAAAGCCATGAAAAACAGGGGATTGGAAGAAGAAACCCTGAGGAATGACGCCCTAATGCGCATAATGACGTTATGCTAAAGAGGCCGCTGCGGGATTCTATTTTCGCAGCGGCCTTTTCAACATAACGAGTCACACATTATGCGCACCAAGGTTGTCAGCACAAAGCGTTATTGTCGTCTCAGCACAATTCACACGCGTCGTGTACGCTAAGCCTTCATTTTGCTCAGCACAGGACCGCGATCTTATGTTGGTGACTATGACAGACAAAGAACTTTACCGGCTTGGCATCATTCAGCGAGTATTTGACCGGGCTTTGCTTCAGCGCGACGCAGCAGACATACTTAAGCTCAGTGTTCGTCAGGTGCAGCGTCTTGTGCGTCTGTACCGGACAGATGGCGCAACCGCATTTGCATCTTCCCGCCGTGGACGTCCTGCAAACAACCGGATCGATGAAGAAACACGCTGTAAAGCCCTGGATTTGATCCGGTGCCACTATTCAGATTTTGGCCCAACGCTCGCAACCGAAAAACTGGCTGAACGCCATCATATATATCTCTCCGTTGAAACCATCCGTAACTGGATGACAGCCGACGGTCTCTGGCGTCCTCATTCCCGCCGGCGAACCCGGGTTTACCAGCCGCGCTATCGTCGCGACTGTTTCGGCGAACTGGTTCAGATCGATGGCTCTCACCATGACTGGTTCGAAGGAAGAGCCCCAAAATGCTGTCTTCTGGTCTTCATGGATGACGCCACAGGTCGCCTGATGCACCTGCGATTCTGTGATTCAGAAAACGCGTTTGACTACATGATGGCTACCCGGCAATACATTGATAAACATGGTAAACCTGTCGCATTTTACAGCGACAAGCATGCGGTGTTCAGGGTCAGCGGACCCGAGAGCCGACGTACCGGCACAACCCAGTTCGGACGGGCTCTCCGGGAACTGGCGATCGAATTGATTTGTGCCAACAGCAGCCAGGCAAAAGGTCGCGTGGAACGGGTAAATAAAACGCTCCAGGATCGACTGATTAAAGAGATGCGCCTGCAGAACATCAGCTCGGTTGCTGAAGCCAATCAGTGGATTGAACATTTCATGTCTGATTTTAACCGTCGTTTCTCCCGGCCGGCAAAATACCCTAAAGATCTGCACCGTGCGGTCACACAGAGTCCACTGGAGCTGAATGATATCTTCGCCTGGCAGGAGCTGCGGACCTTATCGAAAGCACTGACTTTTCAGTATGATAAAGTCATGTATATCATTGAACCCACCGAACAAAATACGCGCATAGCAGGTGAAAAAATTACCGTTTATGATTACCCTGACGGAAGCATTACTTTCCGGCATCAGCACCGGCCACTGGGTTATAAGATTTTCGATAAACTGACCTGCGTTGATCAGGGGGCGGTTGTTGATAACAAACGACTGGGTGCCGTTCTGAGGCTGGCACAGCAGAAACAGGACGAGCTGGAGGCTGAAGGAAAGCGAATGCGCAGTACAAAAATGCCCCGCAGGCGCGCTCAGGAGCGTGCACTGGAAGAGCTCAGGGCGATCAACCCGGTGCTGGCCAGTCCGCAGGATTTTATCCCCAGCCTGAAGCGATGAGCCCTTCCCTCACCTGTGGATCTGATATGGCCGACAGATGAGAGAAAAATGGACGACAACAAACCAGTGCTCCTGACACTTCACGAAGCGCTACGCCTGGATTTGATTGAAGCCTATATGGCGCGGGAAATCACGCTGGCAGAAGTGGCAGAGTCCATGGAGCTCACCCGTCGTCAGTGCTCCCGCCTG